TGGGAAAAGGACGGCGTGAAGCAGACGCTCTGGAAGATCGTCGCGCGGACCGTCGAGTTCCTCGGGCGACCTCAAGGTAAGTCATGAGCGAAGCGAAGCAGCAAGCGAGCGACGTCGTCGCGTGCCTCGAGCTCCTCGTCGATGTCGCGGAGCAGATCCTTAAAGGGCAAGAGCCATGGGCTGAGGTCGCGGTCGCTCAACTGACTCAATACCTCGTCGACGCTCGGGAGGTCGCGCGCGGAGCTCCCTCCTTGATGAAGATCGAGACTGTCGGCGCCTTCCACTTCGGCGAGCCGGTGAGCGAGGAAGGCGAGTGGTTAGGCGACCGCATCGCGGCCTATGAGCGTCTCGCCGGCGCCTACCAGCGCCTCGCCGACGATCTGAAGGCGCGCGCGCGATGAGGTACCTCTCGAGCAATTTCAGCTTCAACTTCTTCCCCGACACCGAGGGAGGGATCGAGTTCTCTCCGATGAGTCCCCGCGAGGCGTGGGAGTGGCTCCGAGAGGACCGGGTCGACAATATCGTCAAGCCGACTCACGCGCTCTCGGCGAGCATCGCCCAATGGGCGACGGGGCTCCCTCCGCTCAATCGAAGCGTGACGCTATTTGAGGAGGACGAGCTCTTAATCATGTTTCCGCCCCAACGCAACCAGCGCCCCGAATGGGATTACTGTCGATTCATTCTGGTCACCGTTGACTTCGCCGGGCGCCTCGATGACGACGACGAGGACTCATGAGCCGCTACATCTTCCGCAAGTTCCCGACCTATCGCCTTCCGCCGGAGGCGCTCCTTGAGGTCAAGAACTTCTCCTTCCTCGAGGCGGCGAGGTGGGCACATCGCGACCAGGTCTCAAACCTGATCGACCCGAGCTCCAAAATCGCGGAGCTCTCCCGCTCGCTCGCTCCTCTTCATGCTCGGGAGCGCGACCCGGTCTGGTTGCAAGAGGGAGACGAGCTGCTCGTCATGGCCCCTCATCCGCGAGGGATTGAGCCGAAATCGCTCGGAGACTTCCGCTGGACTTGGGTCCGCATTCGAGAGAACTCCCGTGCGTCTGATTAACCTCACGCCGGACCCGGTCTGCCTCTTCGACTCCGACGGGAACCTACTCGAGGAGGTCCTCCCCTCCGGGCACATCGCCTATATCGAGGAGGAGTCGACGGAGCTCCCTAGCCTCAACGGGATGCCGATGAGGCGGGTCATCCGCGGGAAGATCATCGGGCTCCTGAAGCCGGCGCCGGGAGTCCTCCAGATCGTCCCGACGATGGTTTTTCACCTCGCGCGGCGCGTCGATGTCGTCGCTCCAGGTCCGGTCCTCCGCGACTCCGACGGACGCATCCGCGGCTACCTTGGCCTAACCGCTCTTCTCGCGTATAGGTAAGCTACCTCGATAGGAGGTAGCTATGAGCTCTAAATCAATCCGCTCTTGGGTCGCGTCGCTGTTGTTCTTGCTAATGGTCCTGTTGATCTTGTCGTTCCTCGCGCAACGCCAGATCCCCGAGAAGAACAAGGACATCATCGTCTCGATCATCGGGATGATCGTCGGCTCGATGAGCATGGCCATCAGCATCTTTGTCGGCCGCGACCCTGATGACGTCGCTCAACTCCGGAAGGAGCTGGAGAGCTTGAACGATGACCGCTCGACGCTGATCGCGAGGCTCCGCGACGCGCAGATCGACAAAGACGTGCTGAGGAAGCAGCTCGAGGGCCTTCAAGGGCTCGTCATCGAGCGCCTCTCCCTCCTCGCCGGAGACCGGAAGCTCGGCGAGCTCGCCGACATCTCCCATCATCGCGAGCTCCCCGCAGAGTTCGCGGAGTGGATACCGGAGAAAAAGGATCTGCGCCTAGAGACGCCGCCGCCGAGCCAACCGAGGCCGGTCGCTCCGCCGGCGGCGACTCCAGCGCCGCGGAGCTTCGACGATGTCATGGGGGGCGGCGACTAGAAGAGGCTCGGCTGCTTTGCTCGCTTCTCTGTCTCCTCCTCTTCAATCGGGAGGCAGCCGTAGTAGGCGACGCGAGCGCGCGCGATAGCTGCATACTCCGGCTCTCGCTCGATGCCGAGGAAGCGGAACCCGAGCTGAGAGGCCGCGCATCCGGTAGAGCCGGAACCACAGAACGGGTCGAGGATGAGCCCTCCAGGCGGAGTGATTAACCGGCAAAGCCAGCGCATAACCGCGAGCGGCTTTACTGTCGGATGCACGTTCGCTCGGCGTCGCGTGTCACCGTCTAACCCGGCCTCTTTCTCCTCCCGCGTCGCCTTCCCGCAGTAGAAGAATCGGCTCGCGTCGAGGCCCGCTTGAAGGTCGAGGAGGGAGGCGGCTTCGGGGTCGAGGAGGATATTTGCTGGCCATCGGCCTATTTCTTGACCTGTGCTTTGCATTGGATCTTGCTGAGCATACTTCCCATAAATATGAGATTGCTGGGTTCTAGGACTCGTAAATATATACTCATCAGTCTCTATCCGACATCCATCAACATTAAGCCCCCCAACTCCCCACCGCTCGACGTTATCGACCACCGCTCCGTCGAGCGGCTTCCGGCATAGGATCGCGGGCTCGTGCGCTGGCTTGAGGGCTGTCCCCCAGCCTGCCCATTGTTTGGCTTGGTCGGTGGCGGGGACTGTGACCGGGCACACCATGTTCATTCCGCCTACGCTTATCTTATGGCCTTCATATCCAGTGGTTGAGGTATCGCCGCCACCGATGCCGCTAATTTTATAGCCGACGACCTCCCTCTCCGCTCCAGCTCGCTTGTCTATGGCCTTACTTACATCAAGGTTCTTCGGGAAGCCTGAACCATATATCCAGTGAAGCATATCGCGAACCTCAAACCCGGCGAGGCGAACCGCTATCCCCATAAGGTCAACTGTCCTCGACCCGGCGAAGATGATGGCGTGTCCTCCCGGCTTGAGAACGCGATAAACCTCGCGCCATAGCTCGGGACCGGGCACGAAGGCGTCCCAAGACTTACCCATGAATCCAGCGCCGCGCGGCTTGTACTCTTCTCCGGCTACCCAAGCGGAGAGCGCTTCGGTGACAGCGCGCGGTGAGCAGTTGCCCAGTCCATAAGGCGGGTCGGTTACGACGGCGTCGACGCTGTTAGCCTCGAGCGTCTTGAGGTGGTCGATTGAGTCGGCGTTTATGACCCGAGCCGGAGGTGAGCTGTTCAAAACAGGTTCCTTTGCTCCCAAGGTTTACTCTGGCGGGTCGGCTTGTATCTCGACTTTTGGCGTCGTTCTAAGGCCGCGTCGTCTCCCCATCGCCAGATAATGCAGTCATATCTTAACGCATCGAGCGGGTCCTCTCTCCCGTCTTTCACCGGCGTCTCTTTCTTCTTATCCCAACGATAGGACTCAAGCGCCTTCCGGAGAGAGTTTCCGGTCGCTCTCCTCCCGGCCTCCCATACTTCGCGGGTCATCCGATAGCGTCGCTGCCATATCGCCCGCTTAAGGCGCTGTACTCCGTTGACAATGTCGGTTCTCACCGGGCTCGTCGTATGACGGAGCCGGAGGCCGATCCCCTTCGGCGGGTCGAGCCCGAGGACCTTGAAGCTACTCATCGCGGTCTGGTCATTCCTCGCCGACCCGGCCTTATCTCCGGCGCCGGCGTCTAACCAGATCCGCGCTCCAGGCGCGCTCGCTCGATGGCTCCGAGGCCAAGCGACGGCGAGGATGAGCCGAGCGAGCTCCTCGAGCGTGACCTCCGAGGGGTTGAGCTCCGCGCATATAATATCGGCGCCGAGCGTCGGGTCGTGGGCGATGATGAGGACCGAGGGCTTCCGGAAGCCCCAGTCGATAGCTATCCGGGCCTCCATGTCCTCGCGGTACTTCCACCCGTCGACGATGTTCTCCTCCGACCACTCCGAATAAACCGACCCGGTCGGAGGCGTCGGCTTGTTCATGATCATCGCCTCGCGCTCCGCTGGTGGGAGGGCCTCGGTTGCGCGGAACCATGCCTCCGAGAGATTCGCGCGGTTCGCATAGCTCGTATGGAAGATCGCCGGGCATCCGTTATCTTCTGCCATCCGGACCCACCAAGCATCGGAGACCGGAAGGCCGACCATCACCAAGATCGGCGACGGTCCCGACCTCAACCGACCGAGCGCCTTTTGGGCCACCTCCTCCGTCATCGTCTGCGATTCATCGATGAAGGCGGCGCCGGAGACGTTAATCCCCTCGAGCGGGTTATGCGAGGAGTCGCGTGTCCCCGGCCTGAAGTACGCGCGACACCAAACGACGGAGGAGG